CATTAAACGATAATCTTAAGGGCGATATTACGATTGCAAAATCTGCTCTTGAGGGATTTGGCATAGCAATATATGAAACCTTAGATACAAAACTTCGTGGTGCTGTACAGCTTGGAACAAAATATATTGATGAACTTTCAAAATCTTTCACAGATGGCGGTTTACAAGGGGCTGTGAAAACAGCGGGGGACATCTTCGGTGAAATAGCTACCAAAGCAGCAGAAAATGCTCCGAAGATGATTGATTCCGCATTACAGTTTATTGATAGTTTTGCGAATGGTATTAGGGATAATAGTTCAAGACTTCTTACCGCAGGACGAAATATAGTGCAATCAATTATTGAAGGTATTATAGATTTCGCAGGCTACGGCTCTGAACTCATCGACGGTGCAGTTGCTATAATCGAAAATTTGATACTTGCAATAAGTTCAAATGAAAGCGAATTGCTGAAAGCGGGAGAATCTATAATCGACTCTATCGTAAACGGCATTGTGAACCTTGCAAACAATGCAGGAACTGTTGTAAGAGGCGTAGTCGCACTTATACAATCATTTATAAAATCCGTCAAAAATAATAAAGACAAGTTATTAACAGCCGCTAAAGAAATTGTTAAGGCTATTACAGACGGGCTTGTCTCTCTATTACCCAAGGAAGTACAAGCCCCCGTAAAAAAGTGCATAGAAGCTATAACGAAGTTCTTTAATAGCAATAGTTTGAAAAAAGCTATACAGTCTGTAACTAAATTTATAGGAACACTTGCAAAAGTAATAACTGATATGGCAAGCAAGGTAGTACCTCCTCTTGTTAAAGTATTAGAATTCCTTTGTAGTAATCTTAATATTATAGGACCCGCAATTTTAACAGTAGTTTCTGCAATTAAAATATATAAAGGAACTGTAGAACTTGCAAAAATAGCGCAGTTAGGTTTTAATGCGGCAATGTCAGCAAATCCTATAGGTGCTGCTATAACTCTTATCGAAGGGTTAGTGACAGGACTAACAGCGTTATGTGGGTGGCTAAGTCAGACAAGTGGAGATACAGAAGCATTAAACGAGGCACAAGATAATTATAATATAGCGGCAGAAAATACAAGAAAAATAGCAGAAAATTATGGCGATAAATTAAGCGGTATTACTGAAGCTATGGACAAATGCCGAGACGGTATTGATAATGCTACAAGCTCTCTTGATGGTTTCGATGAAAGTTTGATAATTCCTGAAGACACAAAGAAAAATCTTGAAAAGGATATGACCGATGTTCAAACTCGTATAGATAAAATATGTAGCGGATATTCAACTGGCAGAAAAGAGCTTACGCAGAAAGAAATTGAAGAACTTGACAATCTTATGAAAAAGCAAAAAGAGCTTGCTGATAAGGAACTTGAATTGCAAAGCGAATATCAAACAACAGCTAATGGTATAGCACAGGAATTTATATCTAAGTTTAAAGGTACACCAGAGGAATATTCAGAGCAATCAAAAACTTATACAAAAGGTGCAGAGGAAGCTCGTGATAAAGTTATAACTGCCGCCGAGGAACAGTACAAAAAAAGATATCAATTAGCTACTAAAGAATATAAAGCTGGAGCAATAACTAAAAAAGCTTATGAAAATGAAAAAAATGCAGCTTGGAAAGCTAAAGAAGAGGCTATAAAAGCCGCAGAAGAAAAATGTGGGCAGACGGAAGCACTCATCACCAATCATTATACTAAACTTATTACAGGCACAGATAAGTTTATATCCAATAACAATAAAGCAACTAAAGCGTTTGATGAAGCGTATATTCGAGCTGGCAAGAGAATAGGCGGTTATCACGATTTATTAGAAGTTGGACAAATAAATCAAGAACAATATTCTGCTAATACAAAAAAAGTTTGGGCGGATTATGAAACAGACACAGGAGCTATTCTTGATGATATTGTAAACAATCTTGATGAAGCTACAATGACACAAATAGGCGATTGGGCTGGGCTTGTCAAAACGACATATGAAAGCGGCGGCAAAATTTCAGACGATACCGCTTATATGGCATATAACATTAGAGAGTCTATTAAAAATCTTCCTGATGATGTCAAGAAAAAAATGGGTGATACCTATGATAAACTAATCAATTCTTTGGACGGTTTGCCGACTGAAATGTATGAACAAGGAAAAGCAGCTGCGGAAGCTTTGAAAAAACCAACAGGTAGAGAGCTAAGTAACGATATGTCTAAAAATGGCGAAGAATCTATTACAAGCTTAGAAAATGGAATTACATCAAAAATACCAGGTTTGTCACCCGTTGCGAATATTGTAGCAAATGCAATAAAGAATCCTACGGGCGGAAGTTTAAGCAATGATATGTACACAAACGGTAAAAATACCGTTATTGGTCTTATAAATGGCGTATTATCTCAGTTGCCTGGTTTGTCAAATGTAGCAAATATAGTTGCCAGTGTATTTGGTGGCACATACCAAGGTTATAACAAAATTAACTCTCCATCGAAATTAATGCGTTCATTTGGGCAGTACACTGTAGAAGGCTTGGAACTCGGCTTAAAAGATAGAGCTGAAAAACTTGCAGGTATAGCTAAAGATTTAGCTGACTCTGTATCAGGAACTATGTCAAAAGGCTTAAACAACGATATAATGCTTGATACCAACGCTGAAATGACGGCAAGGCTGAAAACAGCTGTATTTGCACAAGCAGGAGAGATAGGTTTAAGTGTAGCAACAAAAAATGCTAATAACTATGATACTCAATCAGATAGTAACAGCTCTGTAAAAGCAAGCGGAAATATAACAACTCACATAAACATTGACGGCAGAGAGTTTGCGGTGGCTACGGTACCTTATATTGATGAGGAACTGGCATTTATAAAGGGGTGATAAACTTGGTTGAAATGATGATTGATAATAACAACATTGCAGAATACGGTGCAAGGCTATTAAGTTTTAGCATTGGCGGTACTGAATTAACAACAGCAACAGGCACAAGCTATAATGCTAATTTCCCTAAGCTTTTTCATACTGACTACGGACAGCGAGCTATAAATATTGTACTTGTTTTTAAACCTCAAACACAGCAAAATGGTATGCTCGCTAAAATGCACACAGTAGCATTGCAAAAATCAAGTTTTGACAGCCTTTTATTCGGAAATGTTGTTGATATATCGTTGCCGGACGGATATTTTTACAGGTGCGTGCTTAATTCTATAAGTAATGAAAACTTTGACGGTAATTGCCTTGAGGTTACATATTCATTCACAGGCATAAGGCATTTATCATTAGCAACTATAAAAGGTTCGGAGCTACACTGCTCATCAACAGTTGATACAGATTGCAGAATAACAGCAACTATCACAGGGTGCAACGATAATACAAGGCTTCAATTCATTATGTCATATGGTTCTGGTTCAGTTTCTTATTCTATGGATAAGACTAATTCAGGAGATGTTGTTGTGTTTGATGGCATAAACTGCAAGGTTACAAAAAATGGGCTTAATGCTTTCGGAGATTCTAATGTTGTAGAATTTCCAAAATTACGCCCGGGCAAAAACACATACATAGCTCAACATTCTACACCGGTAAAAGTTGAGTTTGTGACTGAATATTATCCTACATTTATATGAGGTGAATTATGAAAGCAATGAAATTATACAGCGGAGGGAAAGTTTATCCGCTATCGTGCATATCAAATTGGTGCATAACATCATCGCTTGGCGGCAGTAAAACAATGCAGTTTGATATATCACCGCAAAGCTCAGAATATCGTCTGATAGCTGAAGAAGAACGCATTGAATACGATGATACATATTACAACATCAAGAGTATAAATGAACGCAGAACAACAGCTACTGTTAATGCTGAAATCGACCTTGATGAGCTAAAAGGCAAGATATTCAGCACCTTTAAGTATGATACTATAAGCTTTGCTCAAGCTATGTCAACGGCACTTGATGGCACAGGTTGGAGCGTGGTTGGTGCAGGTCTTGTTACTGCAAAACGCAGTTTTGATTTAACAGATGTTACACCACTTGATATTGTTAATAATTGTACAAATAAAACTATGTACAACGTGTCTTTTGATGTAGATAATATACACAAAATACTTAATGTTTCCGTTCCAACAACACTTGCAAATAATGTATTTTTCAGCGATGAACTAAACTTGAAAGAGCTGACTTTCAAAGGTTCTTCAAGTGGCTTTGCTACCCGTCTTTATGCTTATGGCAAAGACGGGTTATCTTTTGCCAAAATTAACAACGGAAAAGAATATATTGATAATAACTCTTATAGCAATAAGGTTATTGCAACCGTTTGGAGAGATGAAAGATATACGAAGGCTGAAAGTTTACTTGCGGACGCTCAGGAAAAGCTAAAAGAATTAGCTCTGCCGGAACGGTCTTATGTGTGTGAAATTATCGACCTTGCAAGGCTTAATAAGATAGAATATTCTGAATTTTACATAAGGCTTAACAGTGTAATTACACTTATTGACCGCAGAAGAAATAAACGCCTTGAGCATACAGTTGTTGAAATTAAAGAATATCCAAACGAACCGCTCAACAACACTGTTACTCTTTCAACCTCGCCTGAAAAAATCTCAAGAAAGCTCATTGATAATACTACGAAAATTAATCAGATAAGCACAACCGTAGATAAACAGCCAAGTGTTTGGCAAAAAGCAATAGAAACCGCAACGGCATTAATTACAGGTGCGAATGGCGGATATGTTGTATTAAATCCGTCTGAAAAGCCGTCAGAATTACTTATTATGAATACACCAGATATAAATACAGCAACGAAGATATGGCGATTTAATGTGAATGGCTTGGGATTTAGTAGCAATGGCTATGATGGTCCTTTTCCGCTTGCTATGACTATGGACGGCGCTATCGTTGCAGATTGTATCACAACAGGTGTCTTACAAGGCATTAAAATTATTGCTACAATAGGCTCTATTGCTGGTTGGAAAATGGAAAACGGCGTGCTTGTGTCTGATGATGGAACAATGAAATTAGACAGTGTAAATAATACTATCACGGTTAATAACAGCGGCGGTAACAAGCTTATGACAGTAAGCAAAGACGGCATAAAATTTTGGCGTGGTGATACTGAGATAGGTCAAATAGGTATTCGTGGCGGCGATACTGGGCAGTATGGTCTTACATTTGACTTGATAGACGGCGACGCAATGACTTGGAGCGTGTATGACAAAAGCCAAAAAGTATATGTAAATAAGCTTAGATATACAGAGGAGAGCGGCTTAAATGTAAGCAATAACTTTACTTGCAATCAGCTCTTTGGGCATAATGTAACGGATATTGATTTAGGCAACGGCTTGCACGCTTGGGGATATAGTGAATAGGGGTGATTAAATGATTAACATAATCAGAGGTACAACGAACGATTTAAGTTTAAGTATCGAGGACGAGAGCGGCGAACAGTACACGCTTAAAGACGGCGAAAAAATCATATTCGGCGTCAAAGAAAATGCAGAAAACAGCGATTATAACATAGTAAAAACGCTCACTTCCGCAGATATTGTTGACGGTATTTGTACTATCAAACTTACGCCAGCAGACACAGCCCAACTGGCGTTTGGGAGATATTACTTTGATGTTGGCTTACAGACTGCAGACGGCGATTATTATATGATAGTGCCTTGTGATGAGTTTTACATATGTAAAGCTATTACAGCAAAGGAGGCTACATAATGGAGCTAAAAGGACAGGTAAAGCGAGTACAGAATCTATCGGGCAAACTCAATAAGTTCAACAGCCTATCAGGCAAGCTCTGTAAGCCCAGCAGCGGCAAGTCTGACCATTACATAAAAACTGCAAATTACTTTGACAAGCTTATCAAAACAATATCAAAGGTAGCGCCAATAGTCTACGAAGAAAGCGAGGAATTTGACAAGCTTATCAAAACAATATCAAAGGTAGCGCCAATAGTCTACGAAGAAAGCGAGGAAACAGAATGAGTTACATAAATAAATCAATAAGCATATACGGCACGGAAAAAGACTTTATAAAAGCCGTTGTCGATGAATTAACATCAGCAGACAGCAGAATAGTTTGCGAAACAGACATTGACACAGAGTTTGCAAACGATGACACATCACACAAGGTGAAGGTAATTTTTAATGTGAACGGTTGCTATAAACTAAGATTTGTCAGAGAGGTAAAATCTCAGTCGGTAAATTATTGGTATATGGAACAGGTTGTAAACGATACCGTTACAAACGGTGCAAAGGTATATTACAGTAATACACTTTATAACATTGATTATGTGGCAACAAGGACTTGGAAAATGATTTTCGTATCGAATGATAACGCAATAGCTATGATATTCGGAAGCTATGATTCTGATATGAAAAACAGTTACAGTTACAATGTTTTTTCTTATCATGAAAATGGGTTTAATGTCGTATCGTTAATTCCAAATGAACCGGCTGCGTCAAAGTCAGCGTTATCGGCAGAACTTTTGAGGACTGACGAGAGCAACAAAAATGAGGTTTATAAGATAAGTGTGAATCGCTTGAATTACTCAAGGGGTGAAGAAGTTGAAATCATAGAGAGTAAGGTGCTGTTTAAAAGCGATGTTGCGGAACACGATATGAAAAATGTATGTGATTGCTCAACAGTGGCGACAAAAAATATTTTGCTGATTGATAACTTAAGATATTTTGCGTTTGACACTAATACATTGATTAAAGTTAAGGAGTGATAATATGGATAAACAAACAACAATACAAGCTGTAATAACGGCGGCTTTTACAGCACTAACAATTTATTTTAATGCTTTGCTAGTACCGCTGGCGGTGCTGTTGGTAATTATGATATGTGACTATATAACAGGTCTTATTAAGGCATATAAAACCTCACAGCTTAGCTCAAGAGTAGGCATTTTTGGCATTGTAAAAAAGTTATGTTATGGCATAGCAGTAGTAGTTGCTATGGGGATAGATTACATAATATCGTTAGGTATATCGAGCGTAAATGTTACTGTGCCAAACAATATGACTGTAGCTTTAATCGTTACAATATGGCTTATACTTAACGAGATGATTAGCATACTTGAAAATCTTACTATAATCGGAGTACCTTTACCAAAATTTTTAAAAAAACTTGTAACTAAGCTTAAAATATCAGCAGAAACGGAGGACTAACATGAATTTAAAAGACATTGCAATGCACTGCAAAATCAAGCAGTCAGAGCAAGAAGCGGATAAGTATAAGCAGCAATCTGACTTGTATGAGAGCGTGCTGACGGGTACTGTTACGGAGTTTGTCGTGCCGTCTGAGTG